CGATATGCTGAAAGAATGCTTGCTGATAAATATGAACTAGAAAATAAAACACCTCTAGATTTCGTTGGATATATTTTAAACAATTACAAATATACATTTCCTATATCAAACCATAAACATTTGTTGGGGTTTGACCAAAACGTTGGACAGTCTAATTTCATATACGCTTTATTAATGGGTTTAAAAATTCCTAATATGTTTAAAGATTTTTTAAGTCAAGAATTACCTGAAACGACCGATTTAGTTTACTGTATTTATATGGTATACAGATTTGAAATGCATTTAAATTTTGCTCTTAAATTTCTTCCAAACAAAGAATTTGATGATGAGTACAATCAATGTATGGAAAAAATTGAAAGTCGTTTTAATCTAGAAGAAATGACTTTCAACTATGAGAATACTCAAAAACTAGTTGATTTGTATAAACAATACAAGAAAAATGTAATTCCTGAAAAGTATACAGAAAATACTTTCCTTTTACCAGATAAAATATCAGAAATTAAAAATTCGTCAGAAACTAAACGTATTCTCTCTACCATCAATGAAGAAATAATTGATACAATTCGTTATAAAGAAATTGCTGAAAAAGTATTCAGCCTTTCTAAATATTCAAGCCTAACTCCTAAAAATATTTCAGATTTTTTAAGCGTAAACGAAACTAACATTATCACACAATATACTCACATTAACACTTTAATAAAAACCTCAGAAAAAATAAATGAAAACTAAAAGAAACAAAAAATAAGATAAGAAAGATAAATGGAAAATAATAATTTATTATATGAAAGAATAATATCAACTCCTACTCTAGATGGAATAGATAGAGTTTTAGAAGCGATGGATTCCGAAACAGTCCAATTTCTGTTCGATTTAATGACAGAACAAATGGAAAATGTTGATGTTGATATTGATGATGAAAATTATTTGGATATGTCTATAGAATCCAACATAACTTTAGAACGTATTCAAAATGAACTTTTTGAAAGAACTTTACACGAAAGTTTTTTACAAGAACCAAGTCTTGTGAAAAAAGAAGATGTTTGTTTAGACACTTCAAATCAAAGTGTAAAAGCGACTAAAGAACATGCATCAGAAAGTTGTTATATATGTGTTGTAAACTATGTTGAAGATGAGATGATTACCCAATTAGATTGTGAACATAACTGTCATACAGAATGTTTAAACGAATGGGTTAAATATAAATCTGAATGTCCTATTTGTAGGTGTGAGATAAAAACTTGTGACGTAAAAAAAAGTGCTACAAAAAGAAACGAAGTAAAAGCGTGTATTATAAATTCTAGATAATTTCATTTTTATAACGAAAAGTTATAAAAATCTTTTAAGAAATAAATATGAGTATTATTAACAAATTTAAGACATTATGGAAAAATAACAGTTTTGAAGTCGTTTTAATCGGTTGTTTAATTATTATTGCTATTCTAGCCTTAACACGAATAGGTAAAAAAGGTTCTTGGTCTACCGATTATATTTATAATCCGTATGTAAAGAATAAAAATAAAGGAGTTTTACAATATATCGACAGTATGGGGAATACTGTCAATGGGAATGTTGGAAACGGGTATAAATCAAATTTTAATTTTGGTTTTGATAAAAAACCTCAAAGAGACAGTAGCGGAGAAATAGAATGTCGTAGAGTTTTACAAAAACACTTTAGAAGACCGTTTACAAAATGTCGTCCTAATTTTTTAAACAACCCTGTAACATGTTGTCATTTTAATATGGAATTGGATTGTTTTGATTCCGACCTAAAAATAGCAGTTGAATATAATGGTGCTCAGCATTATAAATATTTACCTTTCTTTCACAAAAATAAAGAAGCGTTTTACAATCAAAAATACAGAGACGAACTTAAAACTCGAATGTGTAGAGATAACGGAATTATTTTAATTGAAGTTCCTTATACTGTAAAAATTCAAGATATTGAAAGGTATATTATAAATGAGTTGCGTAAACATTCTATTCATTTATAATCTAATTCACTGTTTCTTCTTTCTTAAAGTAGAAGGAAGACTGCTTTCATCAAATCGTCTACTTTCTTCCCTACGACTTACATCACGTCGGCTTTCTTCCCTTCTACTTTCATCGCGACGACTTTGACGGGTTTCTTCGGCCATTTCTCTACGACTTTGTTCTCTACGACTTTCTCTTTCTGCTTTTTCCATTTCTCTTTTACTCTCATTCTCTCTCATTGAGCGTTGTTTTTCACGAATAGACTCAAGTTCTCTCTCGCTTGGTTTATGGGAGCGATGGCTTTCTTCTTTAGTGTCAGACACTTTTAGACGTTTAAAATCTAGGTCAGACGGTTCTTCGTCATCTTCATCAGACGAATCATCTGAACTTGATTCTTCTTCTTCCTCGTCAGAAGAAGTAAGAACAATTTCATTAGGGTCGGCTAAATCTTCGGCGTCAATATCTTCTTGGTCGATAAAATCCTCAATACGTCCATATCCAAGAATTTCAAAGGCTTTCTTAATCTTTCTTTTATTCTTATCTCCACTCTTGAAATTCAACTCAATCTTTTGAAGACTTCCGTCAAACTTTCTGTGGAAAAAACAATGGTTGAGTTCTAGTTTAGTAAGTTCTTTAGCAGTTCTTTCAGAAATAAGGTGGTCTAAATCTAAATCAAAAGTGCTCATTCCATCGTCAACACGCCATTTAACAGTTTCTAGTTGAGATTGTAAATATGTAAGGTTTTCTTCGTTTCCGTTATACAGAATACTGTAATACCAACTCTCGCATTCCTCTCCACTTGTTTCCATTAATACAGCATAACGACGGTCTTCCTGAACATCATTCATATTCATTTTTGAAATTTGTTTACATTATTTTAAATATCAATAATGTAAACTAATGGTTTTATAAATTATGTGGTGTTTATGTCTGTTTATATGTAGTGGTTTATACAATTCTTACATGACTTTGCATAACGTTTTGAACCGATCTAAGTTGTTTTTGCATAACGGTTTCTCCAGTAGGGACGTTAGCATCGGTAATAATACCAACAGCTCCGGAACGTAAACCAGAAGGATCAGGATTAACTGAAAACCATCCGCTTTTGTTTACGTTGTCACATACAATGTCACCTCTGATAGGGCATCCTAGACCGTATAAACGACTTCTAGTTTGAACTCCGATCTGTCTGTCAAAGATTACAGGGTTTTCCATTACGGAATTCATATCTTTAACCGCATTTAAATCGTTAGATTTAGAAGAACCGCAAGCGGAACTTCCAGCATTACATTTAGCAACAGATTGTTCAAAATTTAAAGGTTTTTCGGGAATATACGCTAGATTGGCGTAGTCAGAAGGTTTAGATCTGCAAGACCAAAAATCAGTGTGGGCACGAGCATATTCACCTGTCTGTTGAACAGCTTTTTTAAATTCAACACCGCTGGGAAGAATACCTTGTGATTTAAGAGAATCAGAAAGAGATACTTGAGTGGGAAATGGATCGGCTGCTAAATTCATAACTTTAACTTGTCCTAATCCGGGAACACCCGCATTCGTGCTTCCTGCTTGTGCGTTATACAACACAAATCCTTCTTTAATAAATTCAACAGGGTTTTGATTAAATACGGTACACACAGCGATAGTAATTGCGAATATTGTTAATAAAAATTTAGAATCAATCATTTTTATTTATACAATAGAAAGATAAATAAAATAAATTTTCTAATATTTTTTTGATTAATTGCTTTAAACAATTTTAATTTGTTTTAATTTTTTTGATTAAAAAATTAAAACATAGGTGTATGATTCCAACCCAATTCTTCAAAACAAATTTTGGTTACTTCGTCGTGAAACGCTTTTCTATCCAACGTTTTAAGAATAGAAAAATCTTCTTTTTTACAATGATGATGATAATTCATTAAAAACTGATAGAGAATATACTGTGAATTGATTAAATTTGAACGTTCAAAATCTGGTTGATTTCTAAATTTCTTATCGTACATATCTATGAATTTATCAAAATCGTCTAGAAGTTTAGTTTCCAAATAAGAAATATCGTCTAGTTTTTTTCCCGTAATTTGAGAAAAGATTAAATTAGCATTTTCATAATGTTTAGTATAATTTAATTCCTTTAGAAAAATAAAAACGTGTTCTTTGGTTATATTCTTAAATCTATGTAATTGACTATCTTTCTTAGTTCCTAATAAAAGATGGTGTTTTTGAAATTGGTCTTCAAGAGATAATAAAACTTTATCGTCTATTAAACAGTTTTGTTTTCCTTGATATTGATTGATACAGTCTCTAAAATGAACTTTTCTGTCATACGTGTATTTGGTAGAAAAGTTCATTCTATCTACATCTTTGTAAGAAGAAATATGTAAAAGAATTTCTTGTTGAGAACCACATAATAAACAAATGTATATACTGTTATCAATAATATCAAAAAGTTTTTTATTATTACACGCTGTATTATTACAATGAACTTCTTTATTCTTTACAGGCAAATCGGTTGGTATATTCTTATATTTCCTTGCTATGGTTAAATACTTTTGAATGATTTCATTTTTTTCAACCGAGTTTTCATTTCTCTTTCCCATAAAATTCATTTTTAAAGGAATTTGTAATAATTTTCTATACCGTTCAAGATATTCTCCTGTTTCGGCAATATAAAAATTATAAGTTCGTTTTGAAGAAATATCATCTATTTTATTTTTCAAATCGTTAATAGCATTTAATAATTCTTTTTGAAACCGAAGATTAATATTGGGCGATGACAATGTTATCTCAAG